TTCTAAACCTGAGTATGTATTTGATTTTAACACATCCATAACCGAAAGTCCAGAGAGCACCATATCATTGATATCTTTTTGCTCAATGGATGTTGGCCAGATAATTACTTTGTCGCCTCTGTTGATGATTTTTTCAATTCGGTTGACGATTTCTCGATTGCGAGGTTCGTTATCAAAAACGTAAATATAATCGCTCCAACCAAACGTCCTAATATCAATGTCGGACCCACACATAGCAACAGCATTTTGTACAAATGTGGAGTCGAAGGGTCCTTCAACAATGTAAATGGGTTCCGAAGAATCCACTTGGTCAAGTCCGTAAATTTTTGGAGCATCATCAGAAAGCATCACGGTAATATATTTAACAGGGTTCGATTCCAGTGCTCTTCCCTGAAAACCAATTAAGTTACTTTCACTATCATACATTGGTATAATAATGCGACTTTCATCTCTACCAATAGCGTCAAATGTAACCTTTTGAGTATTTGTCCACTGTTTAAAATTGTCAGCAAAATAAAACTTTTGTGGATTTAATTTTCTCTTTTCCAGATACTCTCTGGCAATCGGAACTTCTGATGCTTTTGGTAAATCCAGTTTCCTTTTAAAGACTGGTTTAGCAAACTCAAACTTTGGTTTTTCAACTACGAAATTCTTACCAGTGTGCCCCTCTTTAAACTTCTCCATTGTATATTGCTTATAGAGCATTGGGTCTAGTTCTTTAAGAAAATTATTAAAGGACAAACTAGCACCACAATTATGACACTTAAAGTTAGTATTATTTTTGACAAGATAGATATATCCCCTTGCCTTATTTTTATTACGCTGAGAATCACCACAAATGGGACAACGGAAATTGTAGAGATCCGCCTTCACCCTCTTAAATTTTTGTAGGCGCGACGAAACTAATCCAATATACTTGGAATCAATCAAATCCATTATGATGGTATTATTTTGCTCTTTCTATTCTAATCTGTTCTGGGTCTGGTGTCAAGACATCGACAACCATGTTCGACTGAGAAAATGCAAAGGAAACTATTACTAAAGCACCCACAACTAACCAACGAAATTTCGTTATTTCATCAACTTTTTTATCAAGGTTAATTATACGCTCATCTATTTTTTCTTCCAGTGACTCAAATCTTTCAATTACTCTACCGTGTTCTTCTGTATTTTTAACTTCTATTGTTTTAATTCTATCAATAATCAGTTCATCATTTTTACCACTATTTTCTAACTTTTCTTCATGAACTGCCAACATCTTCGAAATATTTTGACTGGTCTTACCCATTATCTGAATGGCTTCATCAATTTTCTTCATCATGACCTCATAGGAAGTAAGACGTTCTTCAAGAACAGCAATTTTTGTTTCGTTAGATGATTTACTAAACATTTTATGTATGGTAAAGATTATTACATTCTCACGAAACAAATACTCTTGAAATTTTCTTACTATTATTTAGAATTTTTCGTCAATGACTTACTAATATTTTATTACGGGTTATTACGCTTTGTCATCCAATTTTTACGAAATCCTGTTCCGTAAATATATTTCTTTTTTTTCTTTACTGGTGGATTATCTCCGGCTTCAACTGTTCCTGCGATTTGCCCCTGAGCAAGAGAATTTGTAGGCGCACCAGCAACCATTGCACCCTCCTCTCTGAGAGTACGAATTATTGAAATAATACGATCAATATTCATTAGATTTTTTGTAGTTGGGACAGACAGTATGAATCTTCTTGAATTTCATGAACTTGTGTTTTAGGATAGTCGGGAATTCTATTTAAAAATATTAAAAAACTTTTAATAGCAGGCCAAAGTTCCCTTTCCAAATTGAAAAATAATAAAGGTACACATGCTTCACCAAAAACATTAAAAAGAACAATCAAATGATTTAAGACCAGATGAGTCTTTAATTCATTTGTATTTTTATATTTTTTCAATAGTCTTTTAATGTATTTAATTCGCTTTAAATCATCTTCAAAATCATCTTTAGTTAGAGCTTGAGGATTATCGTAGAATTTTATAGCGAATAACAAATAGTTATTTTCATTCAATTCGTCAAACTTCATATCATGCCTTTGTTGTCAATGTAGTTGTTCCAATACCTACGGATCCAGTAGTTCCAGCACCACCAACGTTTCTAATTAAATCTGCAGTCAGTGTCTTAATAGCTGCACCACCCTGATATGCATCAGTTACGGTTCCAACAACTGCGGTTCCCCAGTTAATTCTAACAGTTGTTCCAGCACCAGTATTAGGCGCAGTAAACGCAAATGCAACTCTGTTAGTTACCTGACCATTGAAATTTGTGAAGGTAGTAATTCCCGCATCATTTGTAAAGTTATATACACTTGCTCCACGAGCAATTGAAGTTGCATATGCAACAAGAACCGATGCGGTTCCAAGATATTGCTGAGCCAGGGATATTTGAGCACCAGCGGTAGCATAAACTAGTTCATTATAGACCAAATGAACATATCCAGTGCTACTACCAGCAGCAACGGAAATTCTATCGGTGCCGCCGCCGCCAACGGAAATAACTGATGACCTGTTTGGATCTTCGAAGAAAACAGCAACTGGAGTTGCTAATCCAAGACCAGTTGTATTTGATGCAATACCTGTGGTATTAAGTCCAGCAACTGGAACAAGAACTTCATCATAATAATTTGTCGATAAACCTGAATTCTCCGCATCCCCATAGTGACGGTAAATCCATCCTCTCCTATCAGCGAAACAATTCCAAGGAGTTGTATTTTTATCAGTATCTAAAAGATGTTTTGGGAGTGCGTAATTATTTGCCGCAGTTTCAGTAGTTGTTGAAATGCCCCAAAGAGCCATGTTTCTTACCTATAAATTCTTTTTCTATCAATATTTATAAAAAAAGGAGACCTTAATATTCAGGTCTCCTTTATATTAACTTAATTTAACTCAGGGAGTAGGGTCTTGTGCTCCCTTATCCTTTAATACCTTTTGTACTTGAAGAAGAACAAATGATACAAGTCCGTTTGATTTGACTTGTGGAACCGCTCCTAAAAGTTCAGAAACGATCAAAAGAATGGTGGCAAGTGCGGCTTCGTTAGCCATAATCCAAGCCCAAATAAGTCCTACAGACATAATTTACCTCGTGTGAAGAGTTCTGTTTTATTTATGAACTAGGTTCCTCTAGTATCCATCGTAAAATCTGCTGCTCTTTTTCTAGCATTACGACGTAGTGTTGCTTTATGTTCTAAAGGACTAAGAACACCCTTCTTTTTAGCCTCCTCACTGGGGGAGGGTGTTTTTTCTCCACGATTCTTTGGTTCTTGCCTTGAACCGCCATACTTTAGGGGTGGTTTGTTTCTTTCTTTAACTTTAGGATCGCCACCTTTTTCAGTTGGTCTACCAGTCTTTGTATTAACACCGGTTTCTCTTTCAGCACGATTTAACTCATCAATTATCTCACCTTCTGGTTCATAAGAATGTTTCAGCAATTCAGCTTCCGCTGCTCTTCTATTTTGAATATTTGATTTAATAGTACCGGCGGGAGCAACTTTACCACCACCTGCTCTATCCTTTTCCATACCTTTACCTATTCTACTCAATCCATATAATGCACCAGCTGCTGCTAATCCAGCACCAATAGCAACTGGAGCAACCTCAGAAATTTGCTTACCTTCAGGTTCATAAGACATCTTGAGACCCATCGCTCTCAATTTATTTTTAGCAAGATTCATACTGGTTGGAATTTGTCTTACATCCATCTCCCCCTTTTTAGGTTTAGAAGATTTTGTTTCGTCTTCACATTCACACTCTTCCTTTACTTTTTCAGGAAGACCTTCGTGCTTGGTTTTGGCAAAATCACGAAGTTTTTTCTCACCCATCTTTGCCATCTTTTTAACTTCTTCACTTGCATCGGGCATTTCACCTCTCAAATAAGCAAGTGCCATTCCAGCAAGTTGCTGTTGATTTTGACTTACTGCTTTTTCCTGAATAACTTTTAAAAATTTACTATAAGAAGATTCTTGGATTTCTGGATTTACTTTAATTAAACTAGAGTTATTAACTCCCTTTTCAGCATTAGTCACTACTTCATCAGTATTTTGAGATCTTGTTGGTTTCTTTTGTTCGAAGAAATCAAATGATTCTTTGCGAGTTGAAATAGCAGCACCAACCTTGTTGCGACGATTCTTCAGATAACCATCAGTCTTATCAACTTTACCGTCATTGTTAACATCAGAATCCTCTTTACCGACAGGATCTAATCCCTTACCTGCTTTTGCTTTTGCAGTATCTTCACCACCCTTTCTCTCACCTTCTCTTGGCTCACCATATTCCGTCATTTCTACTGACTGAATATTTGGATTTGAACGAAGTTGTGCGATTTTCTCACGAGTAGCATATCTTACATAAGAATTTCCAGTTTTCTTATCGGTAACTCTTACCTTATACTTATGGTTGGGGTCATCATTGAGTTCCTTCAAATAATTAAATTCTACCTCAACAGTATCACTTTCTACTATTCCTTCAACAAATACAGTACTTAAAGCATTTATAACACTACTCTTGGCACTGTTTCTAATTTGTGAAACATACTCTTCGCCCATTAGCATTTGCTTAGCCCTCATCTTTACTGCTGGAGTGGAACTAGACTTCTGCAATCTTGCAAGATATAATCTGTTTAAAGATGCTGGATCTACTTTCTTATCCCCAATCTGCTGCTTTACATCATACCTAGTATCATAAGCAAGTTGCCTTGCCTGCTTTTCTACCTTCGCCTTAGCATCTCCCATACCCGAAGATTCTGATTCTTCGAAAAATTTATTTGACATTTGAGCAAATGATTAATTACTTTTCCTATACTTATTTATGAAATTCAATCCAAAATTCTTTTGACCAAATGCAAGGTTCTTTTTATCATCCCCAGAACCTGGCGTCATATCTGAAACATTCTTTAAATACCCAGTTGTTCCGACTAAAGTATTGGGTTTTCCAGGAAGTCTCATTTTCTTATCCATTTGCTTTTCTTGGTATGATTCAGATACATCTTTAATCCAAGATTTGAACATAATATTATCTTCAGTCACACAAATGAGGTAATTAGTTCCGCGACGAATAATACGACCAACTAATCCCGTGTTAAGGTTTTCCACCAATTGTCCAACAGTGAAAATCTTTTCAGTAATATAATTCTCACGAAGATTTTTCCAATCAAACTTAGGAGCAATCTGCCAGACTTCAACTACACCATCCTTAATTCCCATTGATTGGCGAACCATATTAAATATTTCCATTGCCCTTTTTCTTGGAAGTTCTGGAGGCATTCCAGAGCGGAAAGTTTTAAAATCATTCTCTGCTACGGCAAGTCTCATTCTTGATGCAGAAAGACCTTCAACACCTTCAGAATCTGGGTCTCTATCGCCAGCAGATACTACCTCAATATTATCAAATTGATACAGGTTATTGTTATAACTATTCGCAAGTTTGTCAAATTCCTTGACTCTATCGGCACCGCCAACAATTCTTACATTAGTATACCCATCATTGTGTGCCTTTTTAAGAACATCAAAGATTGTTTTAGTGTTCCCATCATTCACAATTCTTTCACTGTGATTTGGAAACATCTGTCTCATTATTGATACTTTTGTATCAGCATCCAATGGATTTTTCTTTTTATCCTGGCTACGGGAAGGAACAATTAGATAATCACTACCTTCCTGCTCTGCAGAAGCAGCGGCAGTGTCCATAAGTTGAAGGTGCCCCAAGTGAGGAGGATTAAAACGACCAAACGCAATTGTAAGAGTTCCTTTAGTCTTTTCTACTGGTAAGAAGTTTTGTGGTGGTGCTTCCTGTGCTGCTGCCTGCTGCTCGGGGGGAGTCTGTTGTTCTGGTGGAACCTGCTGTTGGAGAGAAGGATCTACAAAATTTGGATCAGAAATATTTTTTTCTTTTGGAGTTTGTGCAGGGTCTTTTCCTGGAGATTTTTGTCTTTTATTATAAAAAACTAAACGTCCTTTCTCAGTTTTAGCTACAAATTCACCCTTATTATCGTACCATCCACCATGACCATCGCCTTTCAGTCCCATGCGCTGTGCTTGTTGAACTGCAGTTGATGCTTCAGATAAAAATTTGAGGAAACTTTTCATTACTTACTTAATTTTTTCTTACAAATATTTGCCAGTATCGCTTTTTTGTTTGCAATTATATAGTGCAAACCATTTTTCCTAATCTTAATATATTTATTCTTTAACAATTCTGATTTATTTAATTCAATTTCTTTATCAAGAGTAAAATAAAAATACGTGAGAAAATCTTTCAAAACATCATTTGGAAGAGACTTTTTAGTGGTAAAGATATCAAGAATATTATCAACAAATAATTGGAGGTCTTTCATAAATTACACAAATTGCTTAACAGTTCTACCACCAATTGGTTGTATGATAACTCTAGCTCCCTTTATACCATGGTCACTCCTGTCACCTTTATAAACCGCCAGAAATACAGGTTCATAACTTCCAGTTATATTATCACCATTATTCAATTTATGACTAGCACATGTCAGTTCATAATATCTTACTTTATTTGTAACATTCAAAACTCCTTGCATGGTAACATCAACATTTGACTCACCCTTTGCTCCACCATAACCACTACCATAAACTGCCATTTTCTTTAAATTTTCATCTTGAATTCTTCTACCTACAGTTGTTGCCTGAGGAATACCATTAGGAAACATTTGAAGTAGGGTGTTTATAAATGCTTGGGTTTCTGGATGATTATAAATTTTTGGTTCTACTCTAGCAGACGTTCCAGACCACTGTTGAAATGCTTTTGCCCCTAAACCCGCTTTATGAGAAACATGTCCAACATATCCAGAAGTTCCTCTAAAATGAAAATCACATTTTGGTGTTCCAGGTGTACTCTCACAAAAACCGACTTCATAGATAGTATTACCAACTTTCAATGGTATGAAATCTTTTCCTACATTATCAAATATAATTTTTAATTGTTGATTTATTCTTATAATCTGAGCGTCTTCTTGGGCGGTTGTTGCCTGTGTTCTTCCAGAGAATTCAGAATCTTTATAAATTTGTGCAATGTTCACATATTGCCCATTAGTAGTAGGTAACAGTATAGATCTACCACTTTTAAATTTATCAAAATGTGTAATGGAAGTCAACTCAGTTAAGATAGATTTGTTTAACTTTATTTTTACACCATTCGATTCCGACAAAGTAAAATCTTTACCTGTCCTAATTCTGGTCAGAAAGATATTAAAATTATTTCTTTTTGCAAGCTCACTAGGATTTAATGTTGCCATTTTTATTTTTATTTAGTGCCCGTGAGAAGATTCGAACTTCCACTGTATGGATTCTAAGTCCACTCTCTCTACCATTGGAGTACACGGGCAAAATGGAGAATAGGAGACTCGAACTCCTGACACCCGCCTTGCAAAAGCGATGCTCTACCAGACTGAGCTAATTCCCCGAAGCGGAAAGGGTAGGATTCGAACCAACGGATGCTTTCACATCGGCAGTTTTCAAGACTGCTGCCTTAAACCACTCGGCCACCTTTCCAAGTAGGCATATTATGCCATATTCAATTTTATCAGGTTACTTCTTCACAAAACTTTAATGCAGAATCAATTTTTTGATCAAGATCAGTAATTACTGAACGGATATCAGCAATGCGAGGAGGAACAGAAACCTCATCATATGTATATCCCTTTTGAGAATCAAAAAGAATTTGACGAACGGCGGCGGCAGTACGAACATCCACCTTAATAGATACGGATTTAGTCATCAGATGTCTCCCTCTTCACGATTTTCACTATAATACACATCAAAGAACCCATCAGGATAACGCTTCATCAGTTTATCAATATTGGTTTGAATCACTTCATCAAAAGAAACTTCAAGAGCAATACAGGCTTGTGCCACATACCACAGAGTATCACCGAGTTCTTTAATCAGGTGAGTGCGGGTCTCATCATTCCAGGATTTTCCTTGGAAGACCATTTTCTTTACAATCTCCAAGAACTCACCACCCTCAGCATTAATACCAACAGCGGCAGTCAGAAGACGTTCAATATTAGCACCTTTCTCATCCAACTGAACCATACGGTCAGAAAGAGCAAGGAAATCTTTGGATGCGTCAGAAGTAACGGCATCTACAAAGTTTTGATATTTATCAAAGTCAACTCGTTGTGTCATGAAAACTTAAATCCCTCAAATGATTTTTTTGGTTTCTTTTCTTCGTAATTATACTCCTCTTCCTGCCCACTGTCAAGTATATCTTTTTGGGCAGACTGCTCACAATCATAAAGTCTCATCTTTGCACGGTCAATTCCCACAATAAAACGCTTGTAGATAGTAGGATCATTATAACGATTTTTCAATTGTTTCACCATAATCTGCCCAAGTTGTTCCAACTCTTCAGTGCTAATAAGGGCAAACATAAGATCAGCAGTAGCAGGGAGACCAAAGGACTCACTAGTATCAGTAAGTTCAACATCAGAGTTCCCATAACCACTGCGGGTAGTCTGGGTAGCAGAGACAATGGGAACATTGAATTCCACTGCCAAACCGCGAAGTTCTTCAGCAATTGATTTGATGTATGAATAAGAATTGATAGAACTATTTGCCTTGTGCCTAGAGGAAGCACAAATATTAAGGTAATCGATGAAAATAATATCAGGTCTAAATGATTTCTTAAGAGCAAGTTCATTTAGAAGTGCCTTAAAGTGACCACTATGAGCAGAAGCAGTAGGATACTCCTTAATTATAAGAGTTCCCTGAGTCTTCTTCGCAATACTGGTAACTTTAGTCTCAAACATTTGACGAGGTAAATCAGTCAATTGCTGAATCGGGACATTGAGAAGATTTGCATCAATTCTTTCTGCAATTCTCTCTTCCGCCATTTCAAGAGTGATATAGAGAACGTTCCTGCCTTGTAGCAAGACGGAACTAGCCAGGTGACACATGAATAGCGATTTCCCAACACCCGTCCCAGCGAGAGCAATATTGAGAGTCTTATTAGGTAAACCACCTTTCGTGATTTTGTTGAAGTATTCCAAATCAAATTCGATTTTATCTTCTTTACGATGGTAAAATTCATATCGCTCCTCATAATTTTGAAGATAGTCGTGTCCAATATTATTGTCAAAACTTACTGCAAGTGCATTTGAAAGAATGTTTGGAATTGAATCACGAGTTTTCTTTTCGTCTTTACCATCGGCAATATGAATAGATTCCATAAGTGCCAGATAGATGGCACGGTCACGGCACCACTTTTCAGTAGTATCAAGCAACCACTGCTTATCTACAACAGTATCATTTAGAGAATTATTAATTTCTCTAATTTCTTTAATCTGGTCTTCAGTTAAATCTGTGCGATTTTCGACTTCGATGTTAAGTGCCTCGACTGTAATTGCCGAACCGTACTTAACAATAAATTGGACAATTTCCTCAAAAATGACTTGTTCGGTCTTTTTCTCAAAATAATCTGGTTGTATGAAAGGTATGACCTTACGTGAGTAATCTTCATTAAATACTAAGTTTCTGAGAATAGTTGCCTCAATTCGTTCCATAAGAGAATTGTTGTTGCGCGGCAGCATCAAGTTGCTGCATTACTTCTTCGGTAAAATATTGTTCGGGATTTTTAAGAATCTCTTTCGCATAGATTTTCTTCCCATTCATTTCGTAACGACCAGCTACGTTCTTCCACATCCCAACTTCTTCACCAAGTTCAAGAAGACCATAATAACGATCAAGTCCACGTTCATCATAATACAGACGAACTTCAACTTGCTGATTTTCTTTACTTAAGCGTGATTTATGAGTCTTTGCCTTAATAATATTTCCGATGATTTCAGTTCCGTCTTTTTCCTTTTTCTTGCTGAGATAAATGATAGTAGAAGCGGCATACTTAAGACCACTACCACCACCCATCTCTTTTGTAGGAACGTAAGCGCCAATAACATCATAGGTATGGTTAGTAACAATCATGGGAATTTTTGCCTGACCCAGTTTGAGGGTAAGCATACGAAATGCACCCTTAATCAGTTGGGATTTGGTCATGTCCCGAACTTCTTTATCGTTCAGAGCATCATTAATCTCCTTACTGGTGGAAAGCATTCCCAAAGAGTCTAGCACAAACATGCAAGGGTTGCGTTCTCCTTCGGGTTTCTTCATATAGAGGTCAACTGCCTTCAGTGCCTTTCCACGAAACTCCTCAACAGTTACTACATTGACAACCACCAGACGAGTTGTGTCAATTCCCCTACTCTCCAGAAGGGATTTGGTGATTGCTGCTTCAGTATCAAAATACAGACAATATCCATCAGGATTATTATCAAGGAAATTTTTAACGACGGCAAGAGAGAAGAAAGTTTTACCAGTAGAACTTTCACCTGCGATTGCAGTAATCTTATTCCCAGATACACCACCAAATATACTGCCGGATACAAGAGCATTAAAAATGTACGAACCTGTATCCACAAAAGTTTCGGTCTCATCAATCTCAGATGCCAGTTGGGTGTATTCTCCACCAATTTCTTTTACAATATCTTTAAGGAAGTCCATTAATTATTCTCCTTTTTATCTTTAGAAAGATAGTTCATTTTGTATGACCATAGTTTAGCATATAGTGCAGAATCTCCACCAAGACGCATTGCACTTATAATTGTGTCTAATTCCTTTTCAGTAATTGGTAATTCCATTAAACAAAAAATAGATCTAAGTTAACAGTTTTTTCTACGTTCCACCCAATCGAATCTAAAATTGATTTGAGCGGATCTACGAAACTCTTTTCAAATTGTAATTCATAGTCAATGTATTTGTCAAGTCCAAGTTCCTTAGGGAAATCTTGGATAAATGAAATTACATTCTCATGAATTATATTAGGTTTTTTGAGAAAAATGTATTTAATTTTTTCACCGTTGTTAATAAGAGAATACTTATTAGTCAATTTTTTATCCTTAATATAATAATTAAACAGAAGAGCACCACGAATATGAATCGGAGTTTTAAATGCATAGATGCTCGATGATGAATGATATTTACGAACATCCGATGCTGACCTTGGGAATGCAATTTGTTCTGGGGGAAGAGATTTAAATTCTTCACGACACTTATCAATAAAATGAATCATATCCTCTTCTGTGCCGCTCATCAAAATTTTAAATGACTCCTTCAACATTCTTCTGCAAGGTGATGGTGTAGAAGATTTGATTGCCTCAATACCTTTGATTTTGAGTTTGGGTTCATCATAACGAACACCTTCACTATCCCATACACTAAGAATGTATCGTTTCTTCGCAGTCCAAATACCACGTTCTGCAACACACTCACGTTTCATGAACATTTTTTGGTCATATGCGTTCACATAGTCAGCCAATTCTTGGTAAGAACTTTCAATATACTTTTCAAATTCCACCTGACAGACCTTATCAAGGAACGAAACAATGCTTTCAGTAGTTTTCTCTCTTCCCTTGTATACAGTTTCAACCAAAGGACCCATATTAACGTAAAGAGAATCAGTATCAGAAGCAATAACATAATCTACATCTCCACTTTTAAGAATTTTATTCAAATAAGAATTCATCTTATTCATGATCCACTGAATCGATACCTGTCCAGACAGAGTGATTGCCTCGGCATTTGCTAGTTTGAAATAGCGAAAATATTGATTACCAATGGCACCATAAGCAGAGTTAAGTTGAATCTTTCTCGCCATTTGAATATTGTTGCATCTTGCAATCTCCTTAACAAGTTGCTTATTCTTTGTTTTTTCATACTCTTGCTCTGCCACAAGCATTTTCTTTTTAAAAATCACACGTTCATTATAGATTTTCTCCATTAGTTCTGGAAGAAATCCACGAACATCCTTGCGATACATTGCACCATTAGCACAGACTGCATAATCTTTATAAAGTTCAAATGTGACTTCCTTATTTAAGATTTTATCTGCAGTTACTGATGGATGCCTTTCATCCATGAGAGTTTCTGGAGAAATATTATATTGCATAATGAGGTGTGGATATAGTGAGTTAAGGTCAAAACTCACTACCCAATCATACATTCCAGGAATAGGTTCTTTAACATAAGCACCAGCATACTTGGAATCTTTATCAGAACGTTCCTTAGGAGGAATAACGATATCTCTTTTCTTCAGGTAATTGTAAATAATTGTATCCCACATACGAACCTGCGAAAATACATCAGCATAATTTGCCTTTGCGTCATATGCCATCGTGATTGCAAGTTCAATCAGTTTCATCTTGTCTTCCATACGGTCAACAAGTTCTACGTCAACGATGTTATATTCTACAAACTTCTGCCAACCCTTCGTATAAAAATCCTTAAAGGTTTCATATTCAGAGTGGTCTAGTTTTTTCTGATTAAGTTCGACTTCTGCAATATAATCCAGACGATAGGATTCTTGTGTCTTATAAGTAAATTTCTTATAAAGATTCAGGTAATCGAGTTGAGTAATACCTCCAACATCATAAGAAACATGCTTACGCCCAGAAATGTAAATTTCATCCTCAGTTACCAATCCCCAAGGAGACATGCGCCTCATTAATTTTTCACCAAGAATTCTATCAAGACGACGAACAAGATACGGAATGTCATACAATTCAATATTCCATCCAGTCACAACTTCTGGAGTATTTTCTTCAACCATCCACCAGTTAATAAAGTCCATCAATAAGTCTCTTTCACTAGTAAAAGACTTATAAATTACATTTTGTTGCTTATTCCGAAAAGGACCAAGACCCCATGTACGAATCTGCTTAGAAGAATAATCTTGAATACTAATCAAAAGAACTTCTTCTGACGCGGACTCTACATCTGGGAATCCGTTTTCTGAAGCAACCTCAATATCCAGAGTAGTAACCTTGATTTTACTGATATCAAACTTGATTTCCTCTTCGGGATACATCTCAGAAATATATTGGTAGATGTATCCTGTGTTTCCATAAATTTTAAAGTTTTCTACGTTCTCGTACTTCTTAATAAACTCACGACAATCACGAACAGACCCAGGTTGGATTTCTTCAACATATTCACCATTTAAGGTTTTGTATTTAGTTTTTTTATTAGAAGGGACAAAAAGAGTCGGGTTAAACTTCTCACGGGTCATGAAATGTTTTCCATTTTCACAACCACGAACCAGGAAGTGATCCCCGACCATTTGAACGTTTGTATAAAATCTCATCAGGCAGTTAATTCAAGGTATTTGGCAATAACTTCAGTTGTAGGATCTGCAATTGTCAATATTTTATCAGAATGAATCATAAACTCGGTTTGACTTGATGCCTTTGGCCAAGGTTTCATATCATCAATTCCAAAAAATTGATATGGATTAATCAGCTTACAATCTGGTTCTCCAACATCAGCCATCACTTCAATAATCTCACTGATGAGAACATTATCTACATCCAGCAAAATGCACTTAACTATTTTGTCCATTTACCTTTTCCTCATACATTTTTAAAACACTTTCTATCGGGGTAACGATAGTCAGGATAGAATCTGGGAAGATTACAATTGATCTGTCTTCAGAAAAAACATTCCAAGGACCCATCTGTATCTTAACCGAAGATTTTTCAACCTGCATTTTATCATCGACAAAATATGGTTCAACCATACTTATCATACAGGGTTCATTCAAAACATAAAATTCAGGATTATCACCTTCATTTTTAACTGCTTCTTTTGTATCTGCAATAAGATTTTCTCCGGTTTTTAAAACCACCAACTTGATAGACATGATTTGATTTACTCCTTCAACTATTATAGCAAGAAAAAAAGGAGGAGTCAACCTGGATTTTGCCAGGTGCTCCTCGCGGCGACGATATTCAGAAGTATTTATTCCCCACCAGAATCACCAGAAGAACCACCAGAACCGCTATCAGTACCCATAGCACAAACTTTCTTTTTTGGTGCCATAGCGTATTTTACGGTTTTTCCATAGCAATTTTCTTTGGTGGGTAAAGGAGGATTTCCAAAATCTCCAACCTTTTCCATAAATTGTTGAAAAGTTCTCATCGCCCAATTATTGTTTTCTTTATTTAGAGATAATCCTTGCGACTGTGATGTTCAGGAACAATCTTACCTAATCGAATGGTAAGTAATCCATCTTCAAAGATGACTTCTCGGACTTCGGTGTCGTCGGAGAGAGTCCATGCTCTCTTGAAATTTCGTTGAGCCAGACCCTTGTGGATAAACGTCCTATCCGATTCAGTATCTGATTTTTGCCCTTCGACAAAAAGTTTTCCATACTCTGTGAAGACATTTACTTCCTCCTTTTTGAATCCCGCAAGCGCAATCTCTAAATGAGATTCTACATTATTTACCTGAATTAGATTGTAAGGTGGATAGTTATTTGTAGTTTCGTGAAGATTAAATAGACGATCAAAATATTCGTCCATTCCAATACTATTACGTGTAATCCTATCCATCAAGGTAGAAAGATCCGCAGCAGTATAACGCATAAGTCCTGTTGTACTCATTATAGTAGCTCCTTTAAAAGCGAGTTTGTGTTTTGTGGACCCCGAAGGCGTCCTTACTATTATATATCAGTTAATAATAAAAAAGGGAGTGTTGAACTCCCTACAAAATTATTCGGTTTCCTCTTCAGTACGCTTCTTTTTAGCGCCAATATTGTACTTAGTTTCCAAAATCCAGTCACCCTTGTCCTTATAGGCAAGAACTTTAATCTGATTTAGGGGTGCAATATCTTGAATTTTCTTAACGTCAACAATTTCAATTAATCCCCAATCAGCAAGTAGTTGGGCAATACGATTGCGACGTTGAACGTCATTCACAGTTAAATTTGCATGTTTACCATCTAATGCAAAAAGTTCTTTAAAGTGAACTAAAAAATATCTACCTTGTTTATGAAGAATATGGCAAGATTGATAAATCTTCTTTTCCTTTCTTGAAGCAACCCCAATACGAGTCAAAGTTTCACGAACCTTCAAAAAATCATCGGGTTCATTAAGAATCACCTCGACCATTTGTTCGGGTGTCCACTTCACTTCAGGTTCTTGAACGACACTCATTTTGTTCCTCCAGTTTCAAATTTCGATTTAATAAAATTAAGTTGTTCTTTGGTTAAGATTTTCAAAGATTGCTTTGCCTTCTCATTACTATAACCATAATAACGTTTGACATAATCAAGATCTTTGATTTTATCTTGGCGGAGCCAGGGAGAAAATCTCTTCTTTTTCCTCAGACTATTTATAAAAAAGTCATACTGCATCTTTTTTGGAAGAAAATGATGTTGATTCATCTCATTAGCAAACATGATACAATCAACATGTCCTGAAAGACAACGATTAATGATATATGGCGCATATTCCTTCTCAAGTGAAGGATCCTCATCAATTAGATTGTTCTTCGTCTGATTGATCGAATTTAACCAGTCCTTCAATTCCATAGTTAAAAAGCAGTAGTTCTTTACGTTGTTTTTGATCCCGCATATATTCACCAACCGAACGCATCGTATAAGTCAAATCAAACTCAGCAGCATTCCAGTTCTTGAACCTATCCTTTACCAGTTGGGCAGAATTATAACTCACCAACTGATCCATATTGTTAGAGTCGCAATCAGCAGCAAACTTATCGTGATCAAATCCTTTGTGCATTGATCCTTTGTTCCCATAGAGATTATCCTTAATGTCATAAGGAGGGTCAAGATACATAAAAGCACCCATGTTTCCATCCATCAAATAATCATACGAGTAATTAGTTATACGCCAGTTCTCAATCAGTTTAGAATACTCTGGCAACTTTTCAATTCCCCTAATGCTGAAGTTATTGTTAGATGCCTGAGGAGAAAAAGAAGAACTTGCAGTGAGACCACTAAAGGAACACTTATTGACAATATAAAATCTAACCGCCCGCTCAAAATCTCCAGTATTGGAATCGTTTAGAATAGTTTTGGAAATGTCAAACAATCCCCTTGCAGAATCAGGATCCGGACAAGCACTCTTAAAATGTAAGAGATGGTCCTTAAGTTCTGTTCCAAACATCTGGAGTTGTTGCCAGAAGATTACAAGTGGAGAATAAAGGTCATTCACCCAAATCTTAAGGTTTGGATATTTTTTAGTAATATGAATTGCCACAGAACCCCCACCAAGAAATGGTTCTCGAAACTCATCATAGTTTCGTAGGTCTGGAAAATATGGGTCCATCTTGGTGACTGCCCTACTTTTTCCGCCAGGATACCTTAAGCAAGTTTTCAGTTGTTTTTGGTTAATTGACATTCAATTTCTCCATAATCATTTCATACTTTTCTCGGCGTCTATTTCCAAGATAAGGTTTCATTAATTCAGTCCACCTTTTTGCTGCTTCACCTTGAAGGTTTATACAATAAATTGGTTTTTGTCCTGCTGCTATATGAACAGGACCTCCATCAGTATAAGTTGTTTTTCTACCATCCATTATAGAAGCAACACGCTCCATAATGTCTTTATCAGTCATAGATATACTCATAGAAACATAATCTTTCTCCGTATATGTTTTTCCATTAGAGAAAGTTCTTGTTCTTCCTTTCTTATAAGTCCAAGATCCTTCACCTTCCCAGATACCAGTTAACCAAGCAAGTTCTGTTTCTGATGGTTTTCTATGTTCGTAAATCGTTCCTTTGGCCATAACTTTTATTCTACTCCACTTCTATTTAGTAACGGAGTTATTTTAAGAGATTTCATAATCAGGTTTGTTGTACTTCAAATATTCCCAGAAAGTAAGTTTCATTTCCTTATGAGTCATACCACAATGTTTTGCGGCAGCAGGAAGAGTCATTTTAGCACGAAATAATGCCTCATTTGCTTCCTTTACATTCTCAGGAGTAGTCTTAATAGGAATTTCTTTTAGATCTTTATATGAGATTTTATAAGGGTTCATTCAAATTCACATTCACACATTATTTCTGTTAGTGCTGCAAGAATATTTATTTCTTGATCGGCACAAAAAGCACCCTGATACTGATATTTTGCAATGATAAGGACCGCAGCAGGAATTGAAGCGGGAACTAAAGAATCATAACAAGCATCATAAACTCTACGGAGAATAATATTGAAATCATTATCCATATTAGATACTACCCATTTACGTACTTCTGTAAAGTTCTTCTCCTTTAAGAACTTAATAAGTTCATTTACAGAGATGTCAGAGAAAGATGCAAGAATGCCAGAATCAATTTTACCGCCAGTAGAATACCTTTGGCATTCATTTAGGACTCGTCTGAAGTCGGGAAAGTGCTTGGATACAAGTTCTGCAACGACTTTTTGATCATATTCGATGCGTTCCGCATCCAAGATGTTCTGTAGACGCTTGAAGAAGGATCCTGCCAACTGGGCTTTTTGTTTCCCTTTGATTGTGAAGTCAATGACAGCACATCGGGAGTGAAGGGGTTCAATAATCTTGTTTTTGTAATTGCAGGTAAAGATGAATCGGCAGTTGTTATAAAATGCCTCAATATTTGCCCGTAGTAGGAGTTGTACGTCGTTGCCTGTGTTATCTGCCTCATCGATGATGATGACTTTGTGTTTAGAAGATCCCGTAAGTGAGACGGTCGAAGCAAAGTTCTTTGCTTGGTTCCGTACAGTATCCAGGAAACGCCCTTCGTCGGATCCGTTGATAACATAAAAATCTGCTCCTAACTCGTTACACAATGCTTTTGCGATTGTAGTTTTACCAATACCAGGAGGTCCAGCAAGAAGAAGATTTGGGATCTCACCCTTCTCCACAAACTCCTTAAAGGTTTTTTTAGTATCATCAGGAAGAATACAGTCCTCAATCACTTGAGGACGATACTTCTCGCAGAATAAGAATTCACTTGTCATAATATTACGAAAATTCTTTGGATAGGGTTTCAATCACTTTTTTAAATTCAGTTTCTGGAAATGCCATTCTACCAAGATTAAATAGTCTCCTGGTTAAAACAGTATTTTCATAAGTATATCCTTTTGAGTTATCCAATCTCTCAACACTTATAGCAAATGGATGATGTTTAATGTAATTGAAGTTCTCGTCCAATTCTAATCCACTCCAATAACATTTGCCATATTGCTCTTCATACTTTTGGATTAGAGTTTCTTCAGTCAATAAAATTTCTTTAACGGGTCGGTTATTTACCCGATTTCTTCCTTGACTGTAATTCACATTTGCTAAAAGTTTTTTAGCAGTTTTTTTATTCATAATTTAATTTACCCAATCAGGTTTTCGGTGCGGCATACGGAGATAATTATTGCTAACCCAAGGTTTGGATGCAATGTACATCTTGTAAGCAGTAAAAGTGTCAATGCTGTCGTCAAATTTATACTCATCGGGCATAGCACGAACGAAGTTTTCTACCTTATCAATCTTACCACGCGGAAACAAATAATAAGAATCTACGAGTGTCTTGTAACAGGAATGAACCTTACCATAACGCAGGGTGTATTCATCACATAGATTAAGTCCGTGCTTAATCAACCAGTAGGCATTATGAATACTCTCTGCTGCCCATTTGGTACAGGGATGGTTGCGGAAAGCACCTTTCTCTGTTTTGTAGGGTGTATCGTCTGCTTTAAGAAGTGGTCCGTAGTTATGATACCACTTAGAAGCAATGATAGAGAGCATCTGGCAGCACTCTAAAGGCATTTTAACTACATGCTTATCGGGCAAACAGATAGCACTTTCAGCAGGATATTCACTTGTTACAAAGATGTTCATTAGAAACAATATTTTTGAAGTACATAACGAACTTTATCAGGTTTGTCTTCCATCCAATAAGCTTCATGTTCCATTTGAGAGGTTGCAGTAGAAGAATTTACTGAGTTTTTAACATCTTGAAGTTTATTAGATGGAAGTGGCATATTTTTTTTAGAAATACCAAAAGGTCTATAACCGTTACAATGATGTGCTATATGAATAGCTTCGTGATACACAGTTTCATTAATATAAAACTTAGTATCAAAACCACTATTTTTAATATTTTTTGTACAGATTACAAACTTTTTACCAAAATCTGCATATCCAAAGAAATTTTTATTTTCACAAAATTCAACATTTTCTCTTACAGAATATTTTGCTTTGTTAATAAGACTAATAATTTCTTTGGCTTGCGGAGTTAGGTAAAAGAAAAAATCCATCAGTTAAAAATACTGTCTGGTTCCAAAGCAATATAATAGCAGAGATTATACTTACTATTTGTAAACTGTGACAGAAGTTTTTCTGACACAACCACATCATAAGCGCCAGGAATAATCTTAATGTTTTCAACCTTGAAGTTGAAAGTGAATTGATTATCAGTTTCACCAACAACAATAGAATATTCGTTAGAAGTATCGTTCTTCTTATCACGAACTACAAGACGAATCACACCTGCATCACCAACTGCAGAAAAATCAGGAAGTTGATAGACTGCTGCTGCTTTAAGCAGTTTTTCCAAAGTCACGCTATCCAACTGGAAGCAAACATCTTGAGAGGGAAGTTTGATTTCTTTGTCTGGGGGAGAAATAATTACATTAGGATCTGCATAAAAGTACTTAACCCGCCGCTTACCTTCACGAATGGTGATATGAGAGTCTTCAGTAAAATCAAGTTCTGGATCTTGGTGAAGACTCAACCCATTCAAAAACTGATTTAGATCATAAATTGCAAAGTCACGGGGGAATTCTTCACTAATATCTGCTTCGGCAAGAATGTTCTTAGCGACAGAAATAGTACGAAGACGATTGCCTTGCTTTACAAGAATCGAATTGTTAATACCAGCAAAATTCTTGAGAAGGGCGAGAGTATTATCAGAGAGTTTCATAATTTGAGGTTTCAGTTTCATAATCAACGGGTGAATTCGGTAAGTCCATTGTCTTTGCGAGTATAATGCCCGTCAAAGTGAAGCAGTAGCATAGCATAGTGAATGACTTTCATCAAGTCACGCTTGTTACGCCCATCCTTATCACCATAACGGGAACCGTACTTCAGGATGTTTGCCTGACAGAAACCTGCTGCCAGTTTCTTTGCTGCCATCAGGTCAATGGTCTGGATATCGGCATAACCATCACTATCACCACAATAATGCCCGTGATAGGTAGTGGTCACATAATCCTCAACATCTTTCAGGATTTTATCTTCGTTGTATTTCCAAAGATGATTTTTTGATTCACTCATAGTAATTTTGTATTCAACTAGGTTTTGTTCGTCTTCAGGTCCAAACATAAAGGGGGAAAGTCATAATTAACCTCCCCCAATTATATCAGATTGTGGGGTTCAAGTCAACCTCAATCGTCAATTCAGAGTTTTCGGTAGGCATCTCAAAGTCAGCATCAATCTTGTCATAGAGTTCAAGAAATGCGGTTTTGGTTTCTTCATCAAAACGGTTGATGCAAACCTGAATTGCCTTTGCCTTATCACCGAAGATGCTGTAGGCACGGATGATATGAACCAGGCGGCGAGTGGAGATGATTTCCTCAATACCACCATCATAGAAGGTCTTACGAATCACATCACCCCAGTCGGCAAGTCGCTTGCAGAAATCATCAATCTCGGTAAGACCCAGCGATGCTGCGATGCCCTGAAGGATGCGAATCTCCGTAGCGGCGGCAGGATAAGGTTGCTCAAAAGTCACGCAGAAACGCTCCAGGAACGCTTCGTTGAGGACGTTGGTGCCGATGAAGCGACCATCATCAGAACCCTTACCCTTGGTGTTTGCGGTGGCAATCACGTTGAATCCAGAGGCAGGTTTCACGAAACGACCAATCTTTTTCAGGAAGACACCTTTACCTTCAAGGATGGATTGTAGGCACAGGATTTTATTGGAAGCAAGATCCACTTCATCGAGAAGCAACACGGCACCACGCTCAAGTGCCTCAATCACGGGTCCGTTGTGCCACACCGTCTCACCATTCACAAGACGGAAACCACCAATCAAATCATCCTCATCGGTCTCAATCGTAATATTGACACGAATCAATTCACGATTAAGTTGGGCACACGCTTGCTCAACACTAAACGTTTTGCCATTACCCGAAAGACCCGTAATGAACGTAGGGTAAAAGAGACGGGACTGAATAATCTTTTTAATGTCAGCAAAATTACCAAACTTGACGAAGGTATCATCTTTATCAGGAATAAGGTTCTGTTCTACGGCAGGAAGGGCAGCAGGAGCTTGATATGCCTGTTCCATCTTACCAACAACGGTAGGAGTCACTTCAAGATTCCAACGACCACGAGAAACTTTGTAACCCTCAAGTTTGGAGGACACGGTTTGATAGTTTGCTCCGTTGGATGCACACCATCCACGAATATCGGCAGAAGTAACTTCGGTGCCAAAGAGTGCCTTGAGGGAAGTAACGATGTAGTCAGTTGTCACGGAATTTTTGCGAGACATAATCTAGTTAGGTGGTTTTGTTTAACTGAAGTAATTATAGCAAT